AGGATGCTGTCCTCGCTCACCGCTCCAGCCTCCAGCAGCGCGCGGCCCAAGGGCAGAAGCGGCATTCGAAGAAATCGGCACTTGCGGCAATGCGCGGCAGCAATTCGCCCGCGTCGGTCGCCTGCAGGATCCGCACCCCGCGATCCGACATGCGCTGCGCGAGATCGGCGTCGAACGGCACCAGTTCATGGTGCATCTCGGCCGTGTCCTTGTTGATCGCGGTGAACACGGCAGGCGCGCCGCTGATGCCGGGCACGCTGGCTTCCATGTAGGCCTGATAGACGGCGATCTGCGCGGCATAGACCGGCTTCGATTTCGTGACGCCGTCCTTGACGCAGGCGCGCCAGTTCTTGGCGTTCATCGTCTTGCATTCCCAGAGCGCGGGAACGGCGAGATCGAAACCCACAGGGCCAGCAGCGATGATGCCGTCGACATGGCCCCGGATGCGCCCACCCGCGACGGAAAAGCCGAACTGGCCACCATCGGGCCGGTTGCCCTTCCGGGTGTAGAGGTCGAAGCCCGCGCCGCGCAGCCAGGCGACAGCCAGATCCTCCAGCGCATGGCCGATGGCAAAGATGCGCAGGGACTGACCGCTGAAGTCCTGGCCTTCGTCCTTCGGCGTGGCCGTGAATTCGAACTGCAGGGCGCGCTCGCAGGAGTGGCCAAGGCGTGACCCGCCAAGATAGTCGCGGGGCGCGCGTGTCGCCTGATCGGCGGTCAGAGCCTGATCGACGGCAGCATTGACCCGGTCGCCGAAGCTGGGGCGGTGATTGAAGTCCAGCGTCAAAACGGCACCTCCGGCGCATTGGCTTTGGCGATGTCGGCTATGGCCTCGCGGAAACCCTCGACGGATTCCTCGATCAAGGCGCGGACCTGCGCCTCGGTCAGACCGGCCAGTGGGGTGGCCCATCCGATCTCGTCCATCAGCAGGGCGACGCGTTGCATAGTGGCGGCGATGGCAGCGCGCTCTTCATCGGTCAGGTCAACCATGGCCACACGCTCCCGCGCCAAACGCGTCCAGTAGCCTTGGCAAGACATCGAGCAGAACCAGACCGATGGCCGGGGCCGCTTCGACCGGTGCGGATCGAACCAGCCAAAGCCATGGCTGGTTTGCCGGCAGACAGCACAGAGCGTTCCACGCGGATGCCAAAGCCGCCGCCGGTCCTCGGCTGTGATAGGGGTGATTGAGGCCATGGGTCATGCCGCCCTCCGTTCGGGGCTGGCCGCGCTGTCGATCAGCTGGCGGATGGCGCGCTTGTTGAAGCCGAAGGTCATCAGCGCCGAGGCGCGGTAGCGCGTCAGGCCGAAGTCATGGCGGCACTCGGGGGCCAAGTATTGCAGCTGCTTTTCGGTCGGCGGCTGGCGCAGCCAGGAACGGGTCTTGAAGGCGCTTTCGTCGGTTTCGTGGGTGTTCAGCCAGTCATCAGCCTGCGCGAGGCAGACGGTGCGTTCGCCGACACCCAGCAGGTGCGGGCGTTCGCCCTTGCCGCCGCCCACGGCGTACCAGACCCCGTCCAGCCAGAAGATGCCGCCCCAGGCCGTGAAGCCGGTGGCCATCATCGCGTCGTCGGTGCCGAAAAGGTCGACCCAGGCGAAGCTGGACCGTTTCAGCAGGTCGATCTCGGTCATGACGAAACCCGACAGCGGGACCGTGCCACCGCCGTCTCCACCGTCTTCGTCCTCCCGCGGGAAGACCTCGCCACAGAGCGGGCATTCGGTTGCAGCCAGCGGGATTTCAGCGCCGCAACCGGGGCAGGACTTGGTCGGGGCCGCACCAGCCTCGGTCTTGCCGTCCAGATCGACATCCTGTTCCAGCGTGCCGTGGATCAGGCTGGAAGTGCCGAAGTCCAGCACGACGCAATCGGTTTTCACGATTCCGGGGTGCTCTTCTGGATCCACGATGCGCAGGCCGCGCCCGACCATCTGGATCATCGTGGATTTGTAGGAACTGGGCCGCAGCAGCACGACGCAGGAGGTGGGCGGATGATCCCAGCCCTCGGTCAGCACCGCCACGTTGACGATGACGCGGATGTTGCCCGCCGCGTAATCGGCAAGGATGGCCTTGCGGGTGTCGGACGCCAGATCGCCGTGGATCAGCGCCGCCGTGATCCCCGCCGCGCGGAAGGCTTCGGTGACATGTCCGGCATGGGCGACGGTGGAACAGAAGATGACGGTCTGGCGGTCGCCCGCCTTTTCCTTCCAGTGGCGGATCACCTCATCGGTAACGGGGGCACGGTCCATGATGCCCGCCACCTCAGTCATGTCGAAATCCGACAGGGTCTTGCGGACGGACCGCAATTCGTCCTGCACGCCCACATCGATGACAAAGGTGCGCGGCGGCACCAGATGACCGGAAGCGATCAACTCGCCCAGACGCACCTGGTCGGCCACGTTGTCGAAAACCTCGCGCAGCCCCTTCTTGTCGCCCCGGTTCGGCGTCGCCGTGACCCCAAAGATACGGGCATCGGGATTGGCCTCGCGTACCCGATCAATGATGCGGCGGTAGCTGTCGGCCACCGCGTGATGCGCTTCGTCGATCACCAGCAGATCAAGGCGCGGCATGTCGGCCAGGTTCGTGGTCCGTGCCAGCGTCGGCACCATGGCGAAGGCGACCTGACCACCCCAGGATTTCTCGGTGGCATCGATCACCGAAGTAGAAATCCCTGGCACCACCCGCTGGAACTTGGCGCGGTTCTGGGCGGTCAACTCGTCGCGATGCGCCAGCACGCAGGCTTTGGCACCATCATCGATCATCTCGCCCGTGACCGCCGACAGCATGATGGTCTTGCCAGCACCAGTGGGTGCCACGCCCAGCGTGTTGCCGCGGGAAGCGAGCGCAGCCACACTGCGCTCGACGAAGGTTTTCTGGCGGGGGCGCAGGCGCATGGCCGATCCCCCCTTACTGCGCCCAGCTCGGCCGACCGGCATTGCCGGGGGCGGAGGCGGGCTGGCTGGGACGGGCGGCGGCCGTCTGCGGCGGTGTATAACCCTGCGGGGCAGAGGTGCCGATCGGCAAGGCAACCGTCCCCATCAGGGCGGCATAGTCGCGGTGATCGGGGGTGACAGCGCCCCGCACCTCGTTCTTGTCGTCGCCGTTGGTGTCCTGGCCAATGTCGATCCGGGCCACGAATTCCAAGCCGTCCAGATCGCCGAAGCCGTTGATGCGGCGGCGGGCCTGCGCTTCGGGCGAGTTGTCCTTGTCGGAAATACCGCGCGCCGAGTTCAGGATGCCGCGGATCAGGCTGCGGCCCATATTGGCCCAATCCGGGCCCTTGGGGCTGTAGAGGCCGATCAGCGACCAGATCTTGCGGCGCGCATAGGGCCCGTCGACCACCGTGTATTCGGCGTCGAGGTAGACCGCACCGGTCGCGGCGCGCTTGGCGAAACCGCCAGTCCAGCCCTGCGACGGATCATCGAAACCGCCAGGGCGGATGGTAAGCCGCACCTTGGCCAGCGTGCCCTTGGGGATGACGTTGGAGTTGGATTGGGCCGAGTTGAAGTCGTTCCAGATACCGGACATGGCGCGGTTCCTTTCAGTTGGAGGTAAGGACGCGCAGCGGCGTCAAACGGGAAAAGCCATCGTGGGGCCCGGATCGGGACATCGGGTCTGGCGAGATGCGATCAGCCATTGACCGGCACCTCCGCAGCAGCAGGATCGGCTGACGTGACGGCCGGATAGTTCAGGCGTTCAAGTGCCGGTCGGATCGGGCTCTGGATCTTGGCCATCAGCCGCCCAAGGTGGGGTTCCTCGACCATGGCCAGACGCCCCGAACGATCCTTGGCGGGATAGCCCCATGGGTTCAGCGTCTGGCAGACGAAGGTGCGCTGGGGCTGGCCATTGGCATCGGCAATGTCGGCCATGGTGATGACCTGATCGACGATCCCCGGCAGCTCCAAGCCGGTCTTGCTGCCATCGATCTGCGGCTGAAAGACCTTGCGATTGAAGTCGTCCAGCTTCTCGTCGAGGATCCCGACGAACCAGACATGCTTGCCGCGTGCATGCTGCAGGTGGGTCAACCACCCGATCATCTCGCGACCGTGCAACCCGTAGGCACCCCGGATGTCCGGTTTGCCGGTCTTGTCCGAGAATGCCTCGGGTTGACCCCGGCACCACTGAAAACAGAGCCGCCCCGCCACGGTGATGCTGTCGATGAAGATCGTCTCGTAGCGATCCACCACGGCCGGATCGCCAAAACGGCCGCAGACTTCGTCGAAATGCGCCTGGCTGTAGGGCTGGTCTTCGCGCAGTGCCGGGTTCGGCCCTCCGATGAACACCGCGAAGTCGCGGCATTCCTTCCAGGTGCGCGGCCGCAGCGTGTCGCCATCCCAGCCCTCGACCGCCAGATCCCCGGCTTCAAGATCCATGAAGAGCGTGGTCGGGGCATTCAGCGTCCACAGCAGGCTGGTTTTGCCGATGCCCGACCGGCCAAAGATGCAGCCCTTGATGCCCTTGCGCTGTGCCAGCCGTTCATCGGCGCTGATGATCGGGAAGGCCATCAGGGCTTCTCCCGCTTCAGGGCAGCAGCGGCGGCACGGTCAGACCCGATGGCACCTGCCTCGCGGGCAAGAGTGTGAAGGCGTTTCAGTGCGGACGCCCGTCCGAGGGCTGCCGAGCTTTCCCGTTCCGCCGCGACGATCGCGAAGGCGATGTCGTCGACAGTTGCCTCCATCACGGGCAACGGCTCCCTCGCGGGCTCGCTCGGATACTTCGGAAAACTGACGGTTTCCGGCAGTTCGTCGAGGGCGTAGTGCGACTTGCGAAGACGGGTGATGTCGTCCGGTTGGTCCGGCATGTCAGTTCTCCATGGCATGAGGTGATTGAAGAGGCGCATCAGCTGGCCTCCGGGATGTCGGGAACCGGATCGCTGACGAAGATCGCCAGCAGCGGCGTGCCGTCTGCGTGGGTGCCGGCGTCTTCGATCTGGTAGTTGCGGTGCGCCTCGAAGACCTCGGTCAGTTCCCAGCGCCGGTAGAGGCCGGGGATGCGCTTGAGGTCCGTGGGCGAAAGGTCGGCAATGCTGTTCATGCGTGTCGGCTTTCGGTTGGAGGAAGACGCGCGGCGGCGTCTGATTGTGAAAAGCCACCGCGCTGTCCGGATCGGGACATCATGGTCAGTGGATTTTCTGGAGGGCGTCGCGCAGCCGCTGGGTGGCGCGCTGGTAGCGTTTTCGCGCCGCCGCATCGGACAGGCCAAGTTCGACGCCAGCTTCGGCTTGGCTGAAGCCTTCGACCGCGACGCGGATCACCAGGATTGCATCCGCACCCACCAGCAGCCGAAGATCGCGAAGCAGTTGCGCCTCAGTTACCGCCGCGTCGGCTGAACCATCATCGGCAGCGACCTCGTCAGGCTCGGTTTCGCTGCGCAGGCTTTGGCGGCCCGCCTCCCGCTGATGGGCGCGCAGGATATCCCGCTCGACGTTGCGCAGGATGGTGGCCGCTATCCAGTTGACCCGTTGCAGGTCCAGACCGCGGATTGCTTCAGTGGTGCGGCCAAGGATGTCGGCGGTGATTTCATCGCTGGTGCCGACCTTGCGCCAGATGCACCGGCGCCGGATGGCGTCGAGGCCGGGCCAAAGCGCCAGCAGCATCAGGGTCAGGGCGCAATCGCCCGTGTGCCCATCGGAATGCGCAGCGTTGGCAAGGGCGACGAGGATCAGGTTCTTCTGATCCGGGCTGCCCGCTTTCTGATGCAGCGCATCCAGCAAGGCGGCCGGATCGCGGAAGCCTAGGACCGGCCCCTGTTCGCGCCGGATGGCATCAAAACTGCGCTGGAAGCTGAGGGTGGAAGCGGAATGCATGATTTGATCACGGATCTCGTGCCATGCGAAGGACATTGGACGCCTGCCTTGCGGCCAGGCGTCCAGCGCCTTTGTGTGGCCAGGTCAGGACGTCGCGCGTCTCTGCGATTTCAGGGGGTTGGTCGTCGTGGGTCGCGTCAGTCGGTGGGGCCGGACGCCTGATTCAGCGTCCCGCAGCCGCGGCAGGTCGCCTGTACGGGGAAGCCCACGAAATACTCGTGCCCCCGCGCAAAACGCAGGTGCATGCGGCCGTCCTGGCAAACGCCGAGCAGCTTGTCACAGCGCGTACAGCGCCATTCCGGGTTCAGGGTGGTGGGCTTGGGTTTCGCGCCGGTGGACCAGCTTGACGTGGCGGCTTGGCGCGATGGGAAGGGAGTCGGCATGGAAATGCTCCTCTATGTGGAGCCCTTCCAATAATCAGCCGTTTGTTAGACCGTCCCCCTGCGTATGTTAGACCGTTGTTAGACGGGCTCTTCGACCGGGGT